TTTACGTCAAAGAGCGCAAGAACCCCTAGTTGTAAATGTTATATATCCTGCTGTGGAACAGGCAAAAGCTATGCTTACATCAAACTCTCCACGTTTCCAGTCTACTGGTAGAGAGGGTAGTGATGTAGAAACTGGACAAGTATTTTCTGATTTAATGAGCTGGGTATGGGAAAACTCGAAGGGTAACACCGAACTAAAACAAGCTATTGACGATTATTATGTCAAAGGTATGGGGTGCTTTATGGTACACCATGATCCGTTAGCTGATTTTGGTAAAGGTGATATCTTTGTCAAGGCGATTGATCCACTTGATGTATACATAGATCCTTCATCCCAGGATGCATATTCCAGAGATGCATCTTCCATTATCGTATCTAAACTCTATTCTGAGAAACATCTCCTCTCTATGTATCCAGATTTAGAAGAAATAATCCGTACTGCTACTGAAGTTACTGTTGCTCCTCAAACAGCATCTATCAGAACAGGTCTTGAAGGCCAGATTGTCAGTAAGGAAGATATAGATGCCCAGCGAATTAATTCTGGAGATGATAGAGAGTTAGAATTAATAGATAGATATGAAAAGATAACGGTTCCACACTTTAGAGTATTCGATCCTTATCTTAATGATGAGAAAATACTAGAGCCACAAGACTATGAGGACTATGCAGCTAAACCTGCTTATAAAGTATTTAATCAAGACAATGAACGTATTATTACAGATGATAATGAAGTAGTAAAATACGAAAGCATTGAAAAAGAATTTGGAAATGTATTCCACTTAGCAATTAATCCAATGACACAAGAACAAGTAATGATGCAAGGCGAGGAAACTGAAGCAGGTGTTGAAGGCAGTACAACTATACTTACACGTGTTACTTTTGGAGATTTAATAGAAACAGGCAATATTCTATACAATCAAATAGAATTAAAAAGAATCAAACAAACAGTAAGCGTAGGTGGTCAGTTATTGTTTATTAACGTACTGCCGCTTGAGGATTATCCTATTATAACTATGATGAATGGACATAATAGGAATCCATATCCTACAAGTGACGTAAGACTTGTAAAAGGACTCCAGTCTTATATTAATAAAATACGCTCCTTAATCGTAGCTCATGCTTCCTCCTCTACTAATGTCAAGCTCCTTATTCCTCGTGGTTCTATGAATAAAAAACAGTTGGAGGAAGAATGGGCGCGAGCTGGTACAGCTGTTATTGAATTTGATCCAGAACTAGGAACTCCTATTGTAGCTGGACCAATACCATTGCCTAATGAATTATATAAAAATGAAGCAGATGCTAAAGCAGACATTGAGCGTATACTAGGTATATATGCAATGATGCAAGGAGATCCTTCTGCTACCCCACAAACATATAAAGGTACTCTTGCAATTGATGAGTACGGACAAAGAAGAATTAAGTCAAAACGTGATGACATAGAAGAATGTGTCAATCAAGTTGCAAAGATTGTTGTACAGTTTATTCAATATACTTACACAACAATGAAAGTCATGAGACTACTACAACCAAATCATAAACCAAAAGAAGTAACAATAAATGAACCTGTGTACGACCAAATTAGTGGTGAGTTCTTAGGTAAATTAAACGATGTAACAGTTGGAAAATATGATGTAATAGTAGTTTCTGGCTCAACACTTCCATCTAATAGATATGCTCGTTTCGAGTACTATATGGAATTGTACAAGTCTGGAATTATAGATCAGATTGAAGTACTTAAACAAACAGAAATAGCAAACGTAGAAGATGTAATGAATAGATCTTCTAAGATGAGCAAACTCATGAGTCAAGTACAATCACAAGATGCTACAATTAAAGACTTGCAAGGAGACTTGCAGACTGCTAGACGTGAACTCGTTCATGCACGTCAGCGAGTTGAAATCGAAAAGTTCAAAACTGATTTAGAGCAATCAGCCAATAGAGCCGATATGGCATCTAAGCTGTATAGTGCTAGATCAGATGACGAGCTTAAGAAAATAAAGAATGTCGTTGCTGAGCAAGAAGCTACAAACGATGAAATAATACCATTGGAGGAATAATGGAAACACAAAGTAATGCTGAAGTTCAAGAAGTAAGTCAAGGTCAAGGGGTAGATGTATTTGATACACCTGCACCAGAGCCAGTAGCAGATACCTTACCTCTCGAACCTTCAATTACCCAAGCACCTATGGGGGAAACTCCACAAGAAGTTCAAACTGAGCAGGGCAGCTCGGTTGCTGAACAAGACGTATCTGCAAAAGAGGATCCGAATAGAATGGCATATTGGCAATCACAGGCTGATAAGGCTAAGAATGAAGCACAAGGCATGGCAGCTGAACTTGAATTATACAAGAAAGCTGTTAGTTCTATGCAACAAGCTCCAATCTCCAACGAAACCCAACCACAGCCACAGGATGATTCGTTGAAGGAGCCTACGCCACCAGAAAGACCGATGAACTACAGTGAAGTAGATGCCTATAACGATCCAGAGAGCGATTCTTTTAGATATAGAATGGCTAAAGAACAATATCAAGACCAACGATATGACTATCTTAAGAACATAGAGTATGCACGTGTTGCACAGCAAGAACAAATGATGGTTAAGCAACAAGAAAAGTCAATGATGAATGATGCATATAACTCTGTAAAAAGTTCTTATGGATGGGATGATATGAAGGCAGCTGATTTTATTGGCTGGGCTACAAATCCAAATAACGTTACTCTTGATGTATTAGCTAAACTATTTGATATACAGAATGCTCCAACACCAAATCAAATAAGTGCTGAACAGAAGAAACAGCAATATGCTCAAACACAACAAGCTCTATCTATTCCCAGAACTCCATCAGTGGAAACAGGGACTAGTCAAGCTCCAATGAATGAGCAAGATATGTTTAATGCAGCCTTATTACAACAGAGCAAACTAAGGAAATAGTAAAATGGCAACAGGTAAAAACCTAAGTGGCTCAGGTGTCTTATATACTGATCGGCGAGATTTTTACATCAGCCCACAAGTTGTAAAAGAACTTTGGACTGATGTAACCCCGTTTACAACGGTTGTGGCTAATCAGGAACAGAGAACACCTAATGATCCCACTTTTAAAATGTTCGAACATCGTAACCCATGGAACAAGCAAGAGTTTTCATTAGCAGCTAACCCTGCTTCTGTAGCTTCTAAAGCAGAACTAGGAACAGCAGTAGCAGTTGACGGTATCGTTGGATTAGCTTCTAGTGTAGATAGTTCTTATCTTGGTCTTGAGTGCGAAGTTTGGGATTCAACAAAAACAACATTAAGAGGTCATGCTCTTATTACAGTAGTTGGTACAAACGAACTAAAATACAAAAACATTGGTGCAGCAGCTTTAGACGCAGCTGACAATGATGTATTTATTGTAGTAGGTAATGCACATGGTGAAGGAACAGAAGCTCCTGATTCATGGGCAGACGAACTTAAGGTTGTTTATAACACTACTCAGATATTTAAAACTCCACTACAAATTACTGGTACCCTTGAGGCAGCAGCACTTCGTGGTGAGTCTTCTGAGTTAGCTAGACTACGTTTACAAAAATCACAAGAGCATAAGATTCAAAAGGAAAGAGCCTTCTTATTTGGCGATTCTCCAATTGGAACTGGTCTTGCTGATTCACGCGATGGTGCAAGTGACGAATCATTTACTGATGGATATACCACTGACGCAAACGGCAATGTAGTCCGTACAACCAAAGGTATTGTAACTGCTTTAGAAGATTACGGTGCAACTTCTGGCGATGACCAGAATGTGTTTACTGTATCTGAAGCATCTTATAGCTACAGTAGCTTTGTAGATGATATGGAAAAAGTATTCCAATACGTTC